CTTTTTAACTCTGCAAAATAATTGAAAATCAAATCGTTCCTAAAGGCTTCATCAAATATGGCTATAAATGCCATTGTCGCTTTGCCGATAGATCTAAACGTATCGGTGATTCTATCGCCCAAATCTCCGACAGATCGACTCCAAGCTCTTGTCTGGGCTACTCCAGAATTATCTACGACTCGACCATAGTATTTAACTTCTTCAGTAGCCGACATTAATTCTTCTTTGGTGAGCCTCAATAGTTCTTTAGTCTGCTCAGACCCTCGACCAAATATGCCAGAGAGGATGGATGATCGATCCGTTTCACTAGAATAGGATTTGGTGGCATCGATGACATCCATGAGAACATCGAAACTCGATCTTAAATTACCATTGGCATCCTTAGTGTTTACCCCTAGAACGTCTAAGGCTGCAGCGTTCTCTCGCATAGCGATAGTGAGCCTCTGTTGAGCCATCCGCACTACGTTAGCATCGATGCCCAAATCGCCTAACGCCTCTTTAAGGGCTGAGGCTTTCTCTAGGGATATGTCCATAGACCTTGATAATTTATTGATCTCTAAATTGTATTCATTAGTCTCTTTAATAGCATTGCCAAAGAACCTTCCGACCGCATAAACCGTCGCAAGATAAGCAGTTAGTTTGCCGAGTTCCTTCATACCATCGCTGAGTTTATCAAACTCAGTTTTCATTTTGTCAGTAGATTCTTTAGTCTTATTCGCAGCTTCTTCCATCTGCTTCGTATAGTTTGCTATTTTAGCAATGACTTCAATAGATAAGGTTGCGTCGGCTGCCATAGATTACTTTCTAAATAATTGCACAATGTTTTTAAGTTCGTTCTCGTCTGGAATAGTCGGTTTAGATTTAGGCTTGATTCCCAAGTAGGCTTTCATCATTAAGTGAATCGGTGGGTTATCGACCCAATAATCCATCAATTCTTTGACTTGATGTAGGTCTAAATTATCGACCTCGCTATAAGTCCAGCCGGTGTTGGTGATGATGAGTCCGTAGAGTTCACCGTAATTTAATTCTGCGGACTCTCCACTTCCCCCGATTTTTTCTGCAATCCTGACGCAGCCATGACCGATAGGAAAGTAGTTTGTAGATTAGATAAGTCTAGGAGTTCCTCGACATCAGTAAGACTGAGATCGGGATAATTTCTTACCATAGCGGAATGGATCACGATCACCATAGCGTCGATTTGATCGCTATTCGGAATACCCGCCATCGAAGATAAGATTTCAAGTTTACTGCTTAGACTTTTGAGAGATTTAAGGGTGAGGGAGGGAACAATAAAGTCCCTCCCGCCCATTGAAACTTTAACTCCATCGAGTAAAGCCATGATTTGTAAATCCTTTCTTAAGGGTTATTCGGTTGTGTAGAGTGAGATCACGTCGTTATTAGCGTCAGCGAAGCCCATGAAGTCGAGATCCTCATCGGTGAAGTCCTCATTCTTCATAGCAAATGAATACTTACCTAGCGTTACTGCGTAGAGTTTGACACCCACGTTCTTTGTTTTATACGTGTTGTAAAGTTGAACGACGTAGGTCGTGCCTGAACCCATAAGATTATTGGTCAGCGTAACGGTATTGCCGGTGGCTGATGTGTAGGAATAACTGATTTGAACCTTGTTGGTTGTGTCCGCAGCCGCAAACGTATAAACACCCGCCGCAGCAGAGTATTGACCGGTAGCGGGAGATGATGCTACACGTGTCATAAACTTGGAATTGGTTACGTTGTAAACGCCTAAATCTGACCAGCCGGTGATATTGGCAACGGTGATGGCGTAAGGTGTTCCCGGAACTGTTCCAGCTTCATTATTTGAGCCGATAACGGTTGCACCGGTTGTCAGCGTTCCCTGAATGATCTCGTTAATGAGACGACCTGAGATTTGTGCAAACTTAGCCTTGCCTTCAATCTTGCCACCTGCTTTTGCGATATCGACCGGAAACGTGTAAGAACCGCGAAGCTCTTTCGTGTCGAATGATATGTCGAGGGTTACGTCTTTTAACACTCCGACTTGAGTTGCTTGTGTTGGCGATTCGCTATCTAAAAGATATAAACCTCCCAAGCCAAAATTATATTGAGCCATAAGCCCTCCTGTTAGTTAATGAGTTCCAAAAGAGAGGCTTTTAAGGCATCTTTTGATTTGAGAATAGAATTGTAAGATTCTGTGGAAATACCTTTGTTGCGAATTGCGTTGTGAAACCATTGTTCTATTTTATCATTAAGAAGTTGATGCTTGGGATTTACCTTGATGGGCTTATCTGCTTCTTCTATTTTCTTGAGTTCGTCTTTCATAAGTCTCCTTAGCCTGTGGCTACTATTTCAAAAGGGATAAGTGCAACGGCTTGTTGCCCCAGCACACCCTCGTCAGTTTGAATCGTTCCGGTGATCCATGCGTGTGAGCATAAGCCTCCCAGCGTGGTTAGATAGTCACTAGGCGAGTCCATATAGGGTGCGTTAGCGACGGCTGATTCTGTGGCAGTTCGCTCGAAAGCAGCTTCTACGAGCGTGATGAGTTGATTGAGTTGAACGGATGGTGAGATATTAGGGTCTTGATCGTTGCGGCAGTAGATATAAATTGTTCCATTGAGCGTCCACTTAGGCGGGAAACCGCGCATATTCTCAACAGACTCTGAGCCTTTAGTCATAATGAGAGCCGGTTGCTGTGAGGGTTCGAGGTCATCCCAAGTCTTAAAGATTCGGCTTATCGTGGAGAATCCATCGATAAGAGCTAGTCGAGTGAAAAGCGTAGAGAATAATTGTTCACGATTCAGGGACATTAGAACTCCACCGCTCTTAAGATACGCTGGGTGATCTCGTCTTTCCTTGCTTCAAGGGCATCGGTCAGATAAGGTCTTGGCTCGAATGTTCTGGCTTTCTGATTGACCCTACTAACCGGATATGCAGCACCTTTCCAAAATAGGGCTTTCTTCTTAGTCGGAAGGATAGTCAGATCAGGTCGTGTCCATCCGTTATGCCAGAGTTTTCCATACCAAGCGTTTGTTCCTACCGTTCCCTTGATCTGATTGGTCGAGAAGGAAGTTCTGCTAAAGGTCGAGTTGCGTAAAAGTCCTGTTCGCACATTAAGATATTTACCTGTTAGGTTAAGTTTCACATCGCTGACTAATTGCATAATCGAAATGCTTACTGCGTTAGCGATATTGCTTCTTGTCTTGATGGATGATTCTTTGAACTTAGCAACGATTTCATTGACACCGACGATATTAACGCTAACTTCTGTCATATCGGCATCACTCTGGTGTATTCCTGAAGCGTTCTAAGGGCAGCGGCTGGGGCGGCTGACGTGTTAAAGGTGATGTTCTCGCCGCCGACATTCTTATTATTCTGGGCAATGCGATCTTTTTCTCGATAACGCCATGAGGTGATTTCGATACAAGCCTGTTCTAAGTCGTAAGGAATCGTGGCGTATCCAGCGACGTAGGTAATGAGGACATTCGCATAGCCTGTCGTGTAAGTTTGACCGCCTCGCAAGTAGAGGAAGCCGCCATTCTCGACCCATCCGGCAACGCTATTAGCCGTCGATTGATTGATTAGCGTGTCATTGATGTAAAGTGAAGTAATGGAGATAACAGGGTAATTCTTAAGAGCCATCTTCGTTTGACCCGACCAGCCATTTCGATATTCGGTATAAGTTGTTTGGGTGAAGTCTCGGTTGCAGTATTGCTTAATCCACGTCGAAGCTGAAGTGATTAAACGATTCAGCAAAGCGTCATCGACCGAGACATAGCCCGAAGATGTATAAGCACCATACGCAGTCGTATTGACTCCGATGGTAAAGTTATTCGCATCGACAACGGTAACGGTAACCGTAGTTCCATTAAGCGTGGTCATGCCATTGATTCCGTTCAGCCCTACCGAGTTGCCGGTAATGAGTCCATGAGCGGTGCAAGTAATTTGTCCCGGATTCGCCTGAGTAATGGCGGATATGGGTTTTCCGATTAAGCCTAGATAGGATTTGACGTTCGCTAAAGTAGTGAGATCTCCAGCTGCCATTCGTCCTCCAAGGATTTATTTATTTCTTTATTGAATTGCGGGGGATTTCTCCCCCGCACTCAATCTGCTTAAACTAATTAAGCAATGTTCGTGATCGCACCGAAAGCGAAAGGCGCGTAAACTTGTAAAACTTGACCGTTACCGGCATAACATCCGAAGGAATACTTCCTTGTCGTTAATGGGTATTCGATCTGGTAGTAATCACGTTGTCGCAATTTCACTTGAGCAACAGCACCCACGCCACTTAGAGGATAGGGGATCGTGCTTGAAGTGAACATGATCGTTCCGGGAGGGCAGAAAGGATGAACCTTAACTTGGATCAAATCTTGAGTGACCTTGTTGAGGTAGCTTCCGACCTGTGCGCCACCGCTGATTCCACCGGTTGATTTAGCATCAGAGTTGAATCGATAAAGAGGTGCGCCACCGCCACCAATGACTAAAGAAGTAATCTTCTTCAGCTGGGCACTATTGCACCAAATGGTGTCAGGAGAAACGCGATAGTTGTCATAAAAGGATTGCAGGGCAGTTTCAATTTCAGCAACGCCACCAGCAGAATCGGTGGTGAGGGTTGTTCCTGTTCCAGCAGTTCCGGTTGCGAGAGATGCTAAGTAAGCACCGGTCGAAGAACCGAAAGCGGTGGAGTAAAGCAATCCGTCGAAGGAGTAAGAACCTTCGTTGGAGTTATCACCCGCAGCCAACGCTGAGAATAATTGATTCGATCCACCAGCAGCAGTCGTGAAAAGTTGGCTGTTGATGGTTGTGATCGAGTGCAGTCTTTCCGCACCTGACGTTCCGATATACCAAGCGTAAGCGACAGCACCGGTAACCGCAGTAACCGAAGCGGAAACTGAGTTATTGGTCGATGCAGTCGTGCGAGTTGTTCCAGCGGCTGATTTACCAGCAGCACCGGCTTTGATCGTGTCGGTTGTTCCGTCAGCGTTCGTGCGTGAAATCGTTTGAACGACTCCGGTGGCAGAAACGGATGAGCGGAGATATCCGTCATGGGTCAAGGCTACACAATAAACGATGTAAGAAGCGTCAGCGAGTGATCCACCAGCGACTAAGGCAGTCGTAGGCGTAGGAGTCGTGCCGAGGGCGATAGAACTATTGCCACCGAAAAGCATTTTTTCTTCTTGGATCATTAAGGAACGAAGGGCAGATTCGACAGCTTGGGCTTTCGTATCTTGGAAACCTTGCGAGGCGGCATCCGCTTCAAAGGTAACCGAGTTTTCAATACCGAGCGAAATGTAAGCTGCGGTTTTGTCTGACACCGTTTGCGTAATTTCTCCGCCACGTTGTCCTTCAGACAATCCGGGGTGCATATTGGTGCTGTTGATTGCGGTTATGGCTTTCCATCGTGTTGCGGTATCACCGTTTGGGCTGATGACGCGAGGAAGGGCAGCGCGAATTGGGGTGATTTTTTCTCCCCAAGGGTAAAGGTTAATCGCTGGGGCTTGAAGGTCATAATTGACTAAGCCTAGAGCGACGTTAGTTCCGGCTTTGGCAAGGGACTCAGGATTCATCTGAGCGGCTTTGACCAATTCGGCAGTTTCGTTAAGGGACATAATGTCCTCCTATAAAATTAAGGGTTAAAAACCAAATCTGTTTCCACCGTTTTGATGGATGCTTTTGATTAGGTCGAGGGTTGATTTAGGTTTACCATCATCACTCTTGGCAACAATTCCATCTTCGGATTTGTCAATCGTGATCGCCTTAGTAAAGCCTTTGTTTTCGGCATTTTTCAAATCGGCTAAAGCCTTCGTGGTTTTAGCGAGTTCATCTTTTAAGGATTCGTTTTCTTTCGCAGCTTTCGATAGATCATCATTCGATTCTGCTTTCTTCTTTTCTTCTTCTGGCATAGGGGCGTAATTCTTTTCCATCATGCCTTTAAGCATCGAGTGGATTTCTTTGACCATTTGCTCTTGAGACATTTCGTCTTTAGGGGCTTCTTCTTTAGGTGCGTCTTCTTTTTTTGCATCTTCTTTTTTCTTAGGGTCTTCTTTCATCTTTGCTTCCATCTCTGGCTTGTCTTTTTCTTTTTTCATTTCTTCGATCACTTCATTCTGTGGCATAGTGCCCTCCGTTGGTTGGGACATCAGAGGACTAATTTCCTCTTGTGTCATTTGATTTAAGATTTCAAGACCCTCAGAGATCCATTCTTTAATTTCGTCTGGAATCGTCGAGCCGGTTTCTTCAAGGGCTAAAGTGCGTTGCACATATTTTGCGTGGTTAAGAACCGAGGCTAGATCGGCAATGCAATAAAGGGATTTAGCGACTTCTTCAGTTCGCTCTGGCGTTCCGATTTCTTTCACTTCGACTTCATCATCCTCTGGCTCATCGCCAATGGTGTCGGCTTTGTAAAGCGTAATCATGGCATCAGGATTTGCAGGTCTATCGACCAAAGAAACTTCGGTCAGTTTTAATGCTTCGATGATGTTGCGATTTTGTCCTGATCGTTTGGTAACTTTGCCGCCAATAGAAAAGCCCTTAAGGACTCCAGCGAGAACCTTCTTGACTGAAACAGGATCGACCACAAGAGCTTCGATCTCGGTCTTGCCATCGTCGGATACTTTCATGGACAGCGTTGTTCCAGCTGCGATGTTCTGGTGCATCTCTCTTAGCGCACCTGTGCCGCCGAACTTCATGTAATCGCCTATGCTGTTTTTAATTGCGTCGGCTAAGATGATCTCACCGTCGGAATCAATACTTTCACTAGACGCAATGCCGGAAACTGTTAAAGTTCCGTCATCGTTCTCATTGACTTTGCTGATGTTGCCAAATAATTTCAATCTACACTCCAATAAATTGAAGTGTCGCTCTGTATTTAATTGTATCCTATGTTATGAACGCTAAAGAGAAACTGCACCTAAACAAAGTCGCTCGTCTGGGGTGTTACTGTTGCCGAGTCGATTATGGCGTTG